ACAGCGGCGACCGCGAGGCCTTCTTCGCTGATCTGCGCCGCCGCTATCCCCAAGGGTTCGCCCAGGCTGCCGAAATGATGGAGCAGGGGCAATGAGCCGGTATGTGGTTAGACCCACCATGGCAGGGCCGTTCGTAATCCCGGACTGGTGGAGTGGTATGGGGGTCGTTGGAACGGCGGATTGGGTTCATGAGCAAGACAAATCCCCAATTCCGACCGGCCTTCTGAGCGCTGACGGATGCCCGATCTATCGAGTTCAGGAGACGGTGCCATTTGGCTTTCAACCACCAAAGAAACAGGTAGAGAAATGAGCCGCCCGTTTGATGCCTGCCCTCCGAATTGTCAAGGCCGGCTCCATCTCGATGAGGGCGATGGGGAAGCGCGGCGGGCCTCTGATTGCCCGGTGCAGGAATCACGCGGTCTTTACGGCTGCCTCTGCCATCGCACCATGGCCCAGGTGATGGCCGATGAGCGTTTAAGTGACATGAACAATCTGGCAACATTGGCGGGTTAGGAGATCCCATGGGCCGCCCGTCGAAGCTCACCGAGGCACAGTGGTTGGATGTGGAAAGACGGCACCTTGAAGGGGTGTCGATCCGCCAGCTTGCCCGCGACTTCGGCATCAGCCCAGCGCGGGTCAGCGAGCGTATTTCGAAACGTGTGACGGCTCAAAAAATTTTGGCGAATCAATTGGCTGAGACTGAGTTGTCCCTTTCGGCTCTGCCTGTTTCGGAACAGGTGGCCGTGCGCGCCCTGGCGGATAAGCTGAAGTCTATTTCCTCAAATCTCGCTGATGCCGCTCTGTTCGGCAGCATGACCGCCAACAAGCTGGCTGCCGCCGCCCATCATTGCGCCAACAAGATCAGGCTGGGGCAGGGGCAATCGCCCGACGACAACGCGGTGACGCTGCGCGATGTTGTGGTGCTGACCGGCGCAGCCAATGAAGCAGCCAAGATCGGCCTGAACCTGCTGGCGGCGAATAAGGCTGCCGTTGACAAGGCGAACACGCCAACGCCGCAGGACATAACCGACCTGTCGCATCTGTCTGATGCCGAGCTGATGGCCATGGCGTCGGCAGACGCAGCCCATGGGTGAAGTTCATCCTGCTCTTGCCGAGCTGGCGCGGCGCGAACTTGCCCGCCGGTCATTCTGGCACTTCCGCCAATACCTGCACCGCAAGAAGCCGATGAAATGGGGATGGTGGCAGCGCGAAGTTGCCGCTGTCCTCGAACAGTTCAAGGCTGACCTGCTGGCCGGCCTGCGCCCTAAGTATGTGATCCAGGCGCCCCCGCAACACGGCAAGTCGGTTCAGGTCGTAGAGTTCCTGGCCTGGCTGTTTGGCGCTTATCCCGACCTCAAGACCATCTATGCAAGCTTTTCGGAGCGCCTGGGCGTCAGGGCGAACCTGATGCTTCAGCGCATCATGGACAGCGATCGCTATAAGCTGGTGTTCCCAGATGCGCGCCTGGGCGGCGGCGCGGTGCGGAACCGCGACCTGCTGGAGTTCGCCGGGCGGGATGGATTCTTCCGCAACACGACGGTGCGCGGCTCGATCACCGGCGAAGGCCTCGACCTTGGCGTGATCGATGACCCGATCAAAGGGCGTGAAGAGGCCGGCTCCGAAGCTGTGCGCAACAAAACATGGGAATGGTTCACTGACGACTTTTTCACCCGCTTCGCCGATGGTGCTGGCATGCTGGCCATCCTGACGCGGTGGCATGTCGATGACCCCATAGGCCGTCTGATCGCCACGGTTCCCGGCGTCAAGGTTTTCAGCTATCCGGCGATTGCCGAGCGCGACGAGGAACACCGCAAGGCTGGTGAGGCGCTATTCCCCGAGCATAAGAGCCTGGAATTCCTACTGGAGCGCAAGGCGGCCATGGCCACGGCTTCTTGGCAATCGCTGTACCAGCAAAGCCCCATTGTGGTTGGCGGCGAGATCATCAAGGGCGCTCAGTTCGGGCGCTATTCGGCTGTGCCGCCGCTCAAGACCCGCACCATCTATGCCGACACGGCGCAGAAGACCGGCGAGCGGAACGACTATAGCGTGTTCGAGTGCTGGGGCCTTGGTCAGGATGGCCGGCTGTACCTGCTCGACCTGCAGCGCGGCAAATGGGAGGCGCCGGAACTGCGCCGCCGCGCCGTCGATTTCTGGCGCAAGCACGCCGCTGCGCCCGGTCTGCCGCCGGTGCGGCGCATGAAGATCGAAGACAAGGCCAGCGGAACCGGCCTGATACAGGATCTGAAGAACGCCGACCGCATTCCCATTGAGGGCATCCCGCGCGCCAAAGACAAGCTGACCCGCGTCATGGACGTGGTGGGCTATATCGAGAGCGGCTATGTCCTGCTTCCCGATGCGCCGTGGGTGGCCGATTTCATTTCCGAATGCGAAGCGTTCACCGCCGACGACAGCCACGCTCACGACGATCAGATTGATCCGATGTGCGACGCCATATCCGACATGCTGGCGGCCAAGCCGAAGGGCTTCTTCGACCGATGAGGCTGGGCGTTCGTGAGTGTTACATTATAACATTTAATTGCGCAGGCCTTGATGGTAGCTTGTTCCCGTAATGTTCTCTGGGGATAGGCTCCATCGTGTTTGGCTGGTTGCGTCGCAAGGAGCAGGCCGTTGACCCCGCGCCCACAGCGCGGAGCGGTGGCGTTATGGCTGTCGGCGAGTTTCGGCGCCTGTCTCGGGCGATGCGCGAGGACATTGTGTGGGGGGGGGCTGTTCAGCGGCGCGCCAAGACCCCGCGCGGTGTTGCCATGGACTCTTCCATGTCCTCTGCCTTCACCGGCTCAAATGCTCTTTCGAGCATCTCCGATCAGCAGCTTGAATGGTTCGCCGGTCAGCGGTTCATCGGGCACCAAGCCTGCGCTATCCTGATGCAGCACTGGCTTATCGACCGTGCCGTGACCATGCCGGCACGCGATGCAGTGCGGGTGGGATGGAAGGTCACTGTCAATGACGGAACTAAGCTTTCCCCTGATGTCCTGACCCGTCTGCAGCAGTTTGACAAGAAGCGGCACATCCGCCGCCAGCTCGTTGAGTTCGGGCGCATGGGCCGGTGCTTCGGCATCCGCGTGGCGCTGTTCGAGGTCGAAAGCGACGATCCGCTCTATTACCAAAAACCGTTCAATCCCGATGGCGTGCGGCCCGGCAGCTACAAGGGGATCAGCCAAGTCGATCCCTACTGGATGGTGCCGATCCTTTCGGCCCGCGCCAGTTCAAACCCGTGGGCGCGGGATTTCTATGTCCCGACATGGTGGCAGATCAACGGCAAGAAATATCATCACACGCATCTGGTGATCATGCGCACCAGCGAGCCCACGGACCTGCTGAAGCCGACCTATCTCTATGGAGGCATCCCGGTCCCGCAGGCGATCATCGAGCGTGTCTATGCCGCTGACCGCATCGCCAATGAGGGGCCGGCCCTGGCCTTGTCCAAGCGCTCGACTGTGCTGCACACCGATGTTGATCAAGTTATTGGAGATCAAGCGGCTTTCGAAGAGCGCTTGGCTTCCTGGGTCTATTTCCGCGACAACTTCGGGATCAAGGTCGCCGGAACTGGCGAGACGGTCGAGCAGTTTGAAACAAGCCTCGCCGATCTTGACGACGTGATCATGGTCAATTTCCAGCTTGTGGCCGCCGCCGCCGGTGTGCCGGCCACCAAGTTGCTGGGCACCACCCCGAAGGGCTTCAACTCATCGGGTGACTATGAAGAGGCCAGCTACCATGAAGAGCTGGAAAGCATCCAAGAGCACGACCTGACCCCGCTGCTGGAGCGCCATTACACCCTGGCGATCCGTTCCGAGATCGCTCCCGATGCGCCGTTTGAGGTCGATGTTGTCTGGAACAAGCTCGACGCTTTGACCGCCAAAGAGCAAGCCGATGTCAACAAGGTGAAGGCCGACACCGATGCGGTGCTGGTCAACTGCGGTGCCCTCGATGGCCAGGATGTGCGCAGCCGCGTGGTTGCCGATGAAGACAGTGGATATACCGGCATTTCCGACGAGGTGCCCGACGAGGTGCCCGACGACGCCGAGGTTTCGACCGAGGGCGCGCCCGGCATGGACGAAATGGACGGTGATGATCAGCCGCGCGACGAGCGTGGCCGGTTCGAAGGCATTGGGGGCCATGTGGGGTTTGTTGCCGGTGGCGCTGCTGGCGGTTATGCCACACGCTCTCTGAAGGGCGCGGCTGTCGGCGCTGAGGTCGGCCATGCTGCCGGTTCCGCCGTGGGTCGGCATATCGACAAGCGGGCGGCAGCCAAGAAGGGCGACGACGATGCGTAAGCCGCGCCGCCTTCTGACCAAGGCCAAGGCCGCCCGTGTCGCCGGGCGGAAAGCCATCGTTCGGGGCAAGCCGCTCAATCCTCCCGCCGCCACTGCTGCCAAGTATTCGGCGAGCCTGCATCGTCTTGTTGATGCGATGACGGAGATCGCCCGCAAGGATATCGAAGCGTTCTTCGCACGCCCGGCCACCCAGGCTCATTTCGCCCAGGATGAAAGCGTGTCCTATGCGGCGTCCCGCTTAGTGTCGGCCCTGGAAAAGAAATTCGCCGCGCTGTTCGATCGCCGCGCCGAGGGGCTGTCCGAGTGGCTGGTGAACTCGGTCAACAAGGCCTCGACATCGAGCCTGCACGCCAGCCTGCAAGAAATGTCGGGCGGCCTGTCGATGAAGACCTCGGTGCTGAACGGCCAGATGCGCGAGAGCCTATCCGCCGCGACGGCGCAGAATGTTGGGCTGATCAAGTCCATCCCCGAACAATATCTGCACAACGTCGAGCAGGCGGTGCTTCGCTCGGTCACGACCGGCAACGGCCTGGCTGATCTCCAACCCATGCTTGAGGCGCAGGCCGGCATCACCAAGCGCCGCGCCAAGATGATCGCCGAGGATCAGACCCACAAGATCTACAGCGCCATCAACCGCCAGCGCATGGACGCCCTGGGCCTAACCCAGTTCGAATGGTTGCATTCTGGCGGAGGTAAGCATCCCCGCGAGCTGCACGTCAGCTATAGCGGCAAGGTCTTCAAGTTCTCCGAGCCGCCGGTGATCGATGAGCGCACCGGCGAAACCGGCCTGCCCGGTGATGCGCCCAATTGCCGCTGCAAGATGATCCCCGTCCTATCGTCCAGTGAGGCCCCCTGATGTCCGCGCGCATTCCAGATCGCAATGGCTGGTATGAGATCAAGGGAAATCCGATCTCGCGCGTCGGCGTGTTCGACTATCTGGGCTCGTCCTGCAACGGCCCCGACGCTGACCGCATGTATCGCGTCTATCGCCCGGCTGAAGAACTGGCCGACCCGGATTGCATCTCTTCCTTCCGCCTGCTGCCGTGGATCATCACCCACGCGATGCTTGGCCCGGAAGAAGCCGGCCTTACCCCGCCCGAGGCTATGGGCGTGCAGGGGGTCATTGGCGAGGAAGTCTATTTCGACGTCGATACCCAGATGCTGCGCGGCAATATCAAGGTCTTCTCGGAGAGCATGGCCGGAGAGATTGACGCCGGCATGAGGGAACTCTCTGCCGGCTATCGCTGCGTCTACGACTGGACGCCGGGCATGTGGAACGGCCAGGCCTACGACTGCGTGCAGCGTAAAATCAGAGGAAACCACCTCGCCCTTGTTGAAGAGGGGCGAATGGGCCCGGAGGTCGCCGTTCTCGACCATCTCACCATCACCTTTGACGCAAAGGACATGATCCCCATGGCGATGGATGACAATCCCAACCGGGATGATCATAGCCGCTTTTCGGGCGGGTCTGGAGGTGGGAGCAAAGGAGAAATTGTAGGCGGATTGGCAGGGTCAACCCTTGGGATGATCGCCGGAGGCGTTGCGGGCCCGGTAGGGAGCGGTGTTGGCGCTGCAATTGGCGCGGGGCTTGGTATGAAAGTCGGAAAGCTTATTGGGAGCGGACTTTCCAAAGGCGGGGATTCGATGGATGCC